GGAAGAAGTACGCCGAGTTTGACGGCCTGGCCCGGGAGACCCTGGAAAAGGCCCGGGACCTGGAGCACCGGTTCCTGGACGTGATGGAGCGGGACACGGAGGCCTTCAACGCGGTGTCCGCCGTGTTCGCCATGCCCAAGGGCACGGACCAGGAGAAGGAGGCCCGGGCCGCCGCCATGCAGGAAGCCCTGCAGGGCTGCACAAAGACGCCCTTTGAGATGATGGAGCTGTCTCTGGAGGCGCTGCGGCTGACGGATGGGCTGGTGGACCGGTCCAACGCCAGCGCCGCCAGCGACCTGGGCTGCGCGGCCCTGCATCTGGGGTCCGCCGTGCAGGGGGCGTGGCTGAACGTGCTCATCAACCTGGGGAGCATCCGGGACGCGGCCTTCGCCGCCCAGTACCGCACCCGGGGGCAGATCCTGCTGGACGAGGCCCTGCCTCTGGCGCAGAGCATCTATGACCGGGTGCTGAAAGCAGTGCAGGGATAAGCATATAATAAGCCCTCCGGCCACGCCGGAGGGCTTCAGTCTGTCAAAAAACTACCCAACCGGCCCTATTTCTGCTATAATAGAGGAAACAGAGGTGTTTTCATGGAAGGCTGGAGAAAAGACGCGCGGCACGAGCCGATCATTGTAGATTTGGATGCACTAGTTCCGAAAGGCCATCTGCTGCGGAAGATTGAGAAGGTCATGGACTATGAGTGGCTGTATGAACGACTGAACCCGTACTACTGTCATGACAACGGACGCCCTGGAACCGATCCGGTGGTGCTGATCAAAATGGTACTCATTCAGCACCTGTTCGGCATTGCCCGCGCCCATGATGCCCATGTCCAGGGTGAACACGAAGAAATAGTCGCCGAACACGTTGAACACGCCGCCGAACAGCACCGCCTTGGTGGCCAGGGCCGGGTCGCCGTCGTTGCGCAGAAACGCCGACATCAACTGGGTGAACAGGAAGCTGGGCACCACAAACTTGATGGAGAACAGATACGCCCGGGCCAGCGGCAGCAGGGTCAGGGGCGGCGCTGCGGCCGTGGCGACGAGCGGCAGCAGTCCGATGTAGAGCGAGGCGCGGAAGATGGCGTCGAAGCCGAATCCGTTGCAGTACGAACGGCAGAAATTCTTCGTGGCGAGGGCCAGCAGGGCCGATGCGGCGAAGGTCGTCAGGCAGTCGCCGCCGACGGCGAGGCCGCAGGCGATCGCTCCGTAGAGCGGGATGGCGAGACAGGTTCCGACGGAGTAGAGGTTGTAGCGTACGGTGAGGCGCCCGACGGACATGCCCGTGAAGAGCATCAGCAGTCCGGCGATCCAGCGCGCCCAGACGGGATGTGCGGCCTGGAACTGCGCCAGCAGTTCCCCGGGGGAAGAGACCGCAAGTGCGCCGGCGGCATTCCGGCCTATATCGACGGTTCCTGCGGCATGGCCGGCCTGCACCGCCGTGGACACGGCGGAATGATTATAGGCTACTCTACTATTACCGGCTTTGTAGTAATCGTATTGTGCCTGATAATTCTGTTCATAGCTATTTGCATAGCTTCTTGTTCCGAACACTTCAAATTCAGCAAGCAAGAACAAGTAATCGGTGGTGGCCGTTACATAAGTCTGAACATTGTCGCCACCGTTGGCGGTATTATCGGTGTACTTGGTCACGGGTTGCATAACCGCCCTCAAATCGGCGGGAAGCGCCGCCATCAAGCTATTCGCCAACGGGCTTGTGGGGGTGTTACTGTTGCCCAATACAGTTTTTCTCATGTGTGAAGCGTTCCAACCGCCGCTGTTCGTCTGACTGGTATTCATGCGGAAACCATCACCGGTGTTGTTATAATTGCTATCACACAAAGCAACTGCCGTGGAACCGATCTTCCCGATCTGGAAGTGAATCTTGTTCGCACCTTCCTTGGCGGAATTGTGGTTGAAGCCCAAAATAAAGGCGTTCACGGTCAAGTTGTTGAAAGTGTAATTCCTTACGGTGCCATTCAGAACGATGGATTTCACATCACCAACGGCCCAATAGTTGGCTCCCAAACCTGCGGAACTGACTTCCCGGATGGTTGCCCAACTGTTATCGTTCAGAACCTTGGTGGGCAATGTCACTTCAACGGAACAGGTCTTATTGGCCGGGGCCGTGTGATTGGTGCCAGCGGCCACGCTGACGGTGATTGTGGCGTTTCCTTTGGCCTTGGCGGTAACAGTTACCACCGAACCGGAAACACTCACAGAAGCCACCGTGGGGGCGCTGGAAGTGGCTGTGATTGTGCCGTTACCGGCTCTTGTCACGGTGATGGTGTCCGTGGTCTTTGCGGCGGTCAGTTTGATGGAAGTCTTATTCAAAGACAAACTACCAGCGGCCTTGGCAATGCTCCAAGCAACCGTTTTGGCCCCGGTGCTTCCATCAGCCCACTTGTAGTTCGTTTTCGGTGTGAAGGTGGCATTGTAGGAACCGGCGTTCGTGCCGCTGGTAGTTCCTCCAAGCGTCATTTTCCCGCTGTCATAGTTGTTCCAAGTGGGGCTTTGTGCCGAACCGGTATAGGTCAGACTGTTCTTCTGCGTGGGAACCGTCATGGTGGCGGCGTTGATCGTCCAAGTCACTTCCTTGGCGGTCTGCGTACCATCCGCCCACTTATACTGCCCCTTGGGGGTGAAAGTGGCCGTGTAGGTTCCCGCATTGGTGCCGGTAGTCACGCCGCCCAAGGTCAGCGCATCGGGGTTATAAGCGTTCCAAGAAGGGCTTTGGGCCTGTCCGTTATAGGTCAGGGTGCCATTCTGCGAAGGAAGAACATTGATGGTATAGACGATACCGGACACAGCATCCAAGGCCGCATTTGCGGCATCCTGTGCGTTCTGTGCCGCTTCCACACAGGTTCCGATCTGGTTCAACAGATACGGGTGGGCGGTTTGGTCAAGGTTGTGTTCGCTCACCTTGCTTTCTGCCGTGCCTTTTTCATCATAGTTCATGTTAGGAAGCTGTTCGGCGGGAACCTTACCGTCCACCAGATCAGCCTTCCCGGATTGACCTTTCTGAAGGGCTTCAATGGCATCCGCATTGGCCTTCATTTGGGTATCAATCTTATCCATGTTTTCATTCTGAACCCCTACATCATAAAATTCAGATTCAAGGGGTTTAGTCAGCTTGTAGTTGGTTGTTTTATTCGCCATTCTTCAAAACCTCGTTTCTCAACTGATTATGGGTATAGGCGGCAAGCTGGGCATGGGTAAACCGCCCAAGTTCCGCATGGGTGTTATAAAGCTGAAGCAAGGTCACAACCATGTTTTGGGGAACAACCCGGTTCAGCAAAGATTCAACATCATTGAAGTTGTTCTTTGCGGCCAACCCGATTTTCACAAGAAGCTGATAGGTGCCTTCTTCCACATCAGCGGAATAGTTTCCCTTCCCGCACAGCGTTTCAAGGATGTTCCGAAGCTGGGGCAAGGTGTACGGAAGTTCTTCATTGATCCGGGTCAGAATACGGAACCGGCGATCTTCAAGACTGTCCGTGCCTTTGGGGGTGATCCCCAAAATCTTTTCCCACCGGGAAAGGCCCATGTTTCCAGCGGTGGGAATGAACTGGTTATCAAGAAGATCATCCGTGGTGTTCCACGCCTTTTCAATTTCCGGCTGTTCGCTCCCCATGATCCCCTGAAACTCCGCATAATCACGAATGACATAGGGAAGATAATCAATCAGTTTGCGTTCCATGCTCCCGGCCCCCTTATCCGTTGATCACGATGGTTCCCGGCTCAATGGTTCCCAAAACCGGGATGTGATCAAGGGTCAGGGTACAGTTCGCCGCTTCACCGTTGATCTTGGTGTTGGCAATATCCAGAATACCGGTGATCCCCAACAGGCGGCTTTCCACCTGACTGATACGAACCACAAGGGCTTCATTCTGGTCTGCCCAACTTTGGGCCAGTTCCAAGAAGTAACCGTTGATTGCTTCTGTGACATAGGCGGAAACATCATCCCAACTCCATTCCCGCTGATAGTACAAATCGAAGGAAAGGTTGATGGTATCTTCACCCACGCCTTCCACCCTCACCACATGGCCGATGGGGGCAATGCCCACACCTTCACCGGCGTTCTGAAGGGGGTCAACTGCGGTCTGCACCTGATCCACAAGGGCTTCCGAAGGCTTCTTGAAGGAACTGTTGATGATCACCAGCTTCACGGTTCCGCCCACGGTCAGCTTGCTATTGGCTCCCGCCGCATACACGGCATCCAACCACGCCTTGATTTCCTCGGACACACCGGAAAGGCCGCTGATCCAAGTGTCGGTTCCCGTGGGCGGGATCAGCTTGGCCGGGTTCAAATCGCTGTTCCAAACCCGATATACCTTCACACCGCCCACGCCGGGAATGGCGTTCACCTTTTCCAGATAATCCGCACGGTTGCCGCCGAAGGCTTGGGCGTTCAGGCTATCCATGTAACGCTGTCTGAAAACCTCAGTATCTTCTTCATCCTCACCGGGGATCACCACGGCGGAAATGGAACAGGTTTCAAGCCCGTCCACATACTCAATGGGAATCACCGTTCCGGTGTAGTCATTACCGGCTTCACCAGCGGTTTCACAGGTGATTTCATACTTACCACTTCCACGGTCAGCCGAAACATAATAGTTCAGTTCGCCAATGGAAAAGCGGGTGTTCATGGGAAGGTGCAAGGTGGTTGGTGTAATGCTCAACTGCAACACGGCGGGGCTTGCCGGTTGCGGTTTCAGCCCCCTTTCTGCCGCCCTCAAAATGAGATAAGGGCGGGTTGCGGTGTCTGCAAAGGTTTCATTCAGCACCGTATCAAGGGCAATATAAAGGTTCTGCAATTCCACGGCGGCGGGGGCATCACCGCACCAAACCAACGAACCTTCACGGGTGTCCAAATTGCCATTGATAGAAAGCGCCTTCTGAAGCATCCGGGAAAGGATTGCTTCATAGGTCTGTGCTTCATACATCAGATTTCAACCCCCAATTCTGCATTGATTTCGCCAAAAATGCTGACCACCGTGAAGGTAGTCAGCACTTTCTTTTTGTTCACCGTAAATTCAAAGTTCTGAACAGCCGTGATCCTATCATCCTGAAGCAAGGCTTCACGAACCCGGCGTTCAATTTCGGGAATACAGTATTCCACATCTTTCCCGATCAGATTATGAAGTTCAACCCCATAATCCCAAGAATGGATCAACCATTCATAGCGTTCTGTGTTCAGGATCAGAAAAACCGCCTGTTCCACAGCTTGGATTTCATCAATGGTGCCGATGATGGTCAGGTTGTTGTGGTTCATCCTGAAAGTACGGCTTGGAAGGGTTTCAATGGTGAAATCCTGTTTAATATCATCCTGAACTTGCGGAATCATCATCAAGCCCCCTTTACTCGGTCAATAACCACGAATTTCTTTCCTTGCTGAACCCGGATCAGAAGCACCTTTTCACCGGCCTTCAAAGCGTTGTGAACCTTGAAGGTTTTCTTGCCAACATAGGCGTGTTTGTGGGCTTCATACGCCGCCGCACCAGAACCACCGCCCTTGTCCTCGGTGCTGTGGTTCACCGTCATATCAACTTCAAAATCAGTCACATTCCGGGTCAGGATCAGCATTTTGGAAGTGTAGATGGATTTCTGATCCACCTGAATTTTCAAGGGTGAAGCGGAAAGGACAGTTCCAAACAGGATGTTCACCGGCTTGCTGGATTCTAATGCTTCCATAGCCGCTTTTTTTACTGCATCAATAGCATTAGGCAATAAATTCACCCCCGATCAGGTCAAGCGCCATCATGTGTTCATCACCCCTGAAGGTGTGGGTGACTTTGTTCACCACCATGTAATTGTTGGTGACAATATCACCAAGGTTTAGGGCCACCACCACGGCACTTCCAGCACGAACCCGCACATCACCGAAAGCGTTCTGAATGGTCAGCTTGCGGGTTTTCTGATCGTACAGCTTCAACAGGGCATCCGCCTTGGCGGAAGCGCCTGTTTTGGTCTGAACTTCTTCAAAATACTGAAGAACACCCCATTGGTTCATTTTCGCCCCGTCCTGTGCAATGAACAATTCCCGCTTACCGGTTTTTTCATTGTTATAGGCCAGCTTGATCTTGTTATAGGTTTGTTCATCAATACTGGATTCATAGCTGAAGTTTTCCCCGGTTTCTTCATCAATCAGAAGGTTCAGCTTCATGGTATTGATGTTCTTCAGGGTCAGCTTCCCGGCATCGTCATACAGAACATAAAGCTGTTTGGTATTCATCAGGGTTTCATCAAGGGCGTTCTGAATCATATCAAACAGGGTTTGGTTTTCTTCCACGATGGTTTCAAGGGTATAACCGGTATCTTCCACCGTACCAAGGTTCAACCGGAAATCTGTTGCAATGCGCTTCAGAAGGTCAGAAGCCTTCAGCCCTTCTTCTGTGATGGTGTCCTTGTTCTTCAAATAACGCAACTGATCATAGGCCACAACATCAATGGTGCCGCCCTTGTCACGCTTTTTCTTGAACACAAACCCATAGAACATGGCGGTTCCGTTCACAGTCAGCTTCACCGGATCACCTTCAGCAAAATTCAGCCCCGGCCCCTTGACAACGGTGAACTCCAACTTGCCGGGGGTTCCCTTGCGCTCCAAGGTCAGCCGTGCGCCTTCCTTGACAACGGGGAATTGAATGGTGCTGTTATGCTGGATGAACAATTCAACTGCCAAACGGAATCACCCCTTTCAGGAAGGCAAAGTAAGAACCTGACCGGGATAGATCAGGTTCGGGTTCTTGATTTTGTCCTTGTTCAGATTATAGATTTTCGTGTAATCGGCCCCGTTGCCCAACTGCTTCTTGGCAATGTTCCAAAGGCAATCACCAGATTTCACCGTATAGGTGGCGGCTTTCGGGGCCGCCGGGCAGCGGCCGCCCGAGAGAGTCGCCGGTGATGGCCGGATTCAACCCAATGCGGGTGATGATGGCATCCGCCTTTCTTGCGACCTTTACGAGGGTCAGGATCAGCACAATCCACAGAAATACATCCAGCCCGCTTGGCACTGTGGAGAGGACGGACAGAAGCATTTTGAAGAAGATCACATTGGTCACCATCAAAAGGCACATGGAGCCGTACATTCTGCACCAGCCGCTGAAGATGTCCGCGGTGCTTTTGCTGCCGCCCATGGCAAATGCCAGCGGCGCCGTCATGGTGAGTACGGCGAGGATAACATACCGCTCCGCAATTTCCAGCAGGAGCCTGAGTGTCTTGAATATGATAATAATACCGAATAGGATCGCGAGCAGCCACGACGCGGTAAGCGTACCGAATACGCTCTTATCCACCAGCGTCACATGAACAGCGGTCGGGACTTGCAGCAGGTCAATGATCCTTGCGGTAATGCTAAGCCCGATCTCGCAGATCTGCGGGCTTGCCAGCAGGAGAAAGGAAAAAACAAAGCTTCGGGTAAAAAGCAGCTTCGGGTCCTCGCCTTCAAAGCCGAGGCCGGACATCATGCTTTTGAGCGCTTGAAAGACGAGATTACCGATCAGAAGCGCCCATCCGACCGCCATAAGCACCTGTATGATGTCGTCCATCACGGGAACATGGCTTTTCATGTACGCATAGTCCATGCTCATAATGTCCAGCAGCGCGGTCGAGAAATACTCCCAGCATTCCAGCACCAGCTCGTACGCCCACTCCGCAAAGCCTTGGAAAATCAGCTCTAGCAATTTGGATACCCCCTTTGTGCCGGAGCGGTAATATCCTTATGGCGTCAAGGTCGCAAGTCCGCTGAACAGCGGGGCAACATAGGCGATGAACGCGCCGATGCCGTTGATGACAGCCCACGCAAGCCAAATACGCTTGAGCCAGTCCCATGCCTGATCAGTCTTTTGCTGGTTATTGGACAGCTTGGCTCCGATCACCGCGATCGCGGACATAAGGCCGGCCAACACGGTGCTGATGCTGACGATCTTAGCGTAGACATCTACGATGATCCGGTTTGCCACCGTCCACATATCCTCCACCGCGAGGGCGGGCGTTATCATTACGGCAACGACCAGCACAAGAGACAGGGCGGTGAGGTACATTTGATAAAGTCTTTTTGTCATAGTCCATGCTCCTTATGAAAGCTGCGGCAGCAGGCGGTTGTGTCCGCCTGCCGCCGCGTTCCCACATCTTGTCTTGAATTTGGGTATCTCATCTGATATAATCGGTTTCGTGAGATGAGGTGAGATTGCTATGATTTATACCAACGAAGAAGCCGCGATGATCGACGGCATGATCGGCACGCTCTTTGGCGGCGCGAATGTCGCGGAAAATGTGCGCGACGCATATCAGGCCGTCCGTCGTCATCTCACGGAGGACTCGTTAGATCAGAAGGACCTCAGCCGCATCTCGGCAGCAGTTGATTTTGCGCTGAAAAATCAATTCTGCGACTCCTGCAGCAAGGAAAGTCAGCGCGTTTTGACAACGATCCTCATCAAAACCGTTTCCTCAGCTTGAACCCGTTTCAAACGAGAGTGGCGACAGCAAAAAGCTGCCGCCACTCTTTTGTCAGAATCCCGTTTTCGGAAGTGTGATGAGGCGCACTGGCGTCAGGTTTCGGATGATTGTTACCCAGCTTGCCGTTGCGGTCTGCCATGTGCCTTGATATCTGCCGCCCACATCGGCGCGGTTGACCATCTGATAGCCATTGACCGCGTTTCCGTTGACCATCACGCTCAGCGTGGGATTAACAACGCTCTGGAAGCCGACAGGAACCTTCCCAAAATCAAAATAGATGTCAGTTACCACCTCACCCGCCTGCATGGGAATGGCGTTGAGGGCAAAGCTGTAATTATTGCCGGTGAGCAGGTTGCTCGCCAGCACCTGATAGCTCGCGTTGTAATTGGTTTTGTAAAGGATCCGGTAGTTGAGTCGCGCGCTGTAAGTGCCGGTGGTAAGCGTCGTGGGACGCGCCACATCGTAGGGAATTTTATCGTGCCAGAAGAAAGACTCCAGCGGCACGTTGGAGGTATTGGCTACCGTCAGATCGTAGCGCATGGACTGGCCCGCCATG